ATCATTGGAGGATCGCCGATGCCTACCGGACCACATGCATACCCGACCACGCTCGCGCAAGCCACCACCGTATGGAAATTCGGTGTTTATGTGTTGACCTGCTCCGTGACCGGCATGAGCTACGTCGGCATGTTCGAAGGCAGCGCCGGGAAACGCTTCTCTTCACATATTTTCGCGGCGTTCAATGATTGGCGCGATGGATCTCCTCGCATCAAGCAAGAAATAGCAAACGCCATCCGCGAGCACGGAATCGGTACATTCAATTGGTCAGATGCCCATATTCTTTGCTGCCGAACGCGCAACGATGCGTGGGACTTTGAAAAACTGCTTATCGCTGAACTCCAAACTTATTGGCCTCAAGGTTACAACAAAAGCAAAGGCGGAGGCGGCGCTTACGGCGTAACATTGACCTTAGAGAGTCGGACTAAAAGGTCAGTGGCACTCAAGAAAGCCATGGCTCGTCCCGACGTGAAGGCCAAGCAAGTTGTTGCATCAAAAAAGATGTGGGACGGTATGTCGCCGGAAGAAAGAAAAAAGCGGACAACCAAATCGTGGGAGGGAAGGCGCAGGTTCCTCGCAGAAGCGACCGCCGAACAGAGACAGGCTATGGGAAAATACCCGAGAACACCCGAAGCGCGCGCAGCCCAAGCAGCGCGATTGAAGGCGCTCCGACAGGTTCCTGGGTTCGATAACGCTCGTCGTGCTGGGCACGAGCGCGCGGCGAGAATGGGAAGGCTGGGAGGGCGTGGAGGGATCGTGCGTGATTTTAAGCAGCGCGATTTGTTCTGAAATTGGAGCCGCCGGGAATGGTGAGGATGGTAGCACTAAAGCCCTGGATCAACGGCGACGAGGAAGGGTCGGTGTCGCCCGGCACCGAATTCGAGGCGCGTGAATCACGGGCGCGCGAATTGCGCCGCGCCGGCCTGGCGATACCAGCGGTCGGCGACGGCAGCCGGATCAGGGTCAAGGCCGATCCGCCGGCTGATGGCAGTCCGCCGCCGAAGCGGAAGCGGCCAGGCCGCCGCGCGCTCGTGCAGCTCGCCAGCGGCATGGACTTCGTGCGGATGCTCGACCTGACGGCGGACCTCCACGCGCGCTACTGCGCCGCCTGGGGCATCGAATTCATCGCGCACCGCGAAGGCCGGCCACGCAAGGCGGCGCGTCCGCCGCACTGGCGCAAGGTGGACGTCATCGGCCAGGCGCTCGACCGGGGTTTCGAGCAGGTGCTGTGGCTCGATGCCGACAGCATCATCGTCGATGCAACGGTGGATCTGCTCTCGGTGTGCCGCTGGGGCGTGGGCATCTGCGAGTGCTGGGACAGCCCGGCGGTGCACGCCCACCTGAACACGGGCGTCGTCTGGTTCAACGCCGCCCCGGAGGTCCGTGCCTTCGTCAAGGCGTGGGACGCGATGCCCGTGCACATGGCCTGGGAAGATCAGGGCGCGCTGATTGAACTGATGAAGGATCGGCGCTGGCGGTCGCTGCTGACGATCCTGCCGAACCGCTACAACTGGGTGGAGGACCATATGGAGGCAGCGCAGCCGGTCGTCCGCTCTTTCCACGGCGAGCGGGACCGTCTCGCCCGCATGCAGGCGCTGCTGTCGCTGGGCACCGAGGCCGCGGCGGCGTGACACCGCTGGTCATCCGCGCGCCCTACGGCCTCGGCGATGCGATCTACGTGCGCCCGGTGATCCGCGACGCGGCGGCGCGGCATGACCTGTTCGTCGAAACCCCCTGGCCCGAGCTTTACGAAGACCTGCCGCTTCGCTTCGTCGAGCCGCCGACGGCCCTGCGGGTGCAATCGGCGAATGTCCGGCGGCAACCGGCGGGGCGGTGGCGATCGGCGCCGGCGAGCGCGCCCACGGTGTTCCTCTACTATTCCGCGGAGGCGTTTTCGCAGGGCACGGTTTACGACGCGATGGCGAGCAAGATGCCGCCCGTGTCCGCGCCGGCGTGGGATCTGCCGGACATGGGGCCGTCACCGTTCGACACCGAATCGCCGCTCGTGCTCGTGCGGCCTGCCGTTCGGCGCCGGGATTGGGACAACGCCTCGCGCAATCCGAGGCCGGAGTACATTGAGCATGTCGCCGGCGACATGAAGGCGCGCGGCTACGCCGTCGTCGTCGTCTGCGACCTCTCGATCGGCGAGGAGTGGATCGAGGGGCACATGCCGCCGCACAACCTCGCGCTGACCCACGGCGAGCTATCGGTGCGGCAACTGCTCGCAGCCATACGCGACGCGGCGCTGGTTGTCGGTGGTGGATCGTGCCGGCGGCCATCGCCTGCGCCACCGCGGCGTATGTCGTGCTCGGGGGCAATGGCGGGGCGAACGCGCCTGAGAAGATAATCCATCCGGACATGGACTGTTCAAGAATGGGGTTCGCATGGCCAACGACATTATGTCGGTGCAGCGACACGCACCACGATTGCCCAAAAGAGATTCCAGATTTGGCGCAGCAATGGAGCACGTGGCGCTCCGCGATGGCGCTCTGATCGAGGATCTACGGAAGCTCGACGCGCTGCAATGGTTCGCAGAACTCGGCCTCGGCTATTACCCGGTCGCCGCTCCGCCCGACAGCATCTACGACGACGCCTATTTCCAGAAATACGCTGGCTATTCCGCGACGCCTCTCGGCGAGAAGCTCAACGCGCTTCGCATCGGCCTCGTGCGGCGCCACTACGCTGGCGAGATCACCGACATCGGCATCGGCTCGGGCGCGTTCGTCGAGGCGCATGGCAACGCCAGAGGATACGACATCGCTTATCCCGCCGTGCGGTGGCTGACGATGAGCGGGCTGTTCCATGATCCCTACGTCCGCGGCGCGGATGCCGTGACCATGTGGGACAGCATGGAGCACATCGAGAATTGGCCGAAACTGCTCGCGCGCGTGCGGCTTTTTGTCTTTCTCTCGCTACCGATCTTCGACGGGTTGGATCATGTGCTCAGGTCGCGGCACTACCGGAAGGATGAACACTTCTGGTATTTTACCGCTTACGGACTAACGCGCCTGATGGCTCGGCTCGGCTGGACGCTGCTCGAAAGCAACAGCGCGGAAACAAAGGCTGGGCGAGACGGTATCGGATCGTTCGCGTTCCGCCGGAGGAACTGACATGCCGAGTCTGCTGGGTTTGCTGGTCGTGATCTTGATCTTGCTGCTGCTGTTCGGCGGCGGTGGTTATTACGGCGGCTGGCACTCGACCTATCCGACCTACTATGGCGGCGGCGTCAGCCTGCTCGGGTTGATCCTGATTGTTCTGCTGATCATGTGGTTCTTCGGTTAAAGGTCCTGACATGGCAACCCCGCTCGGCACGCTTCCGCCCGGCGACGTCGGATTCTACACCGTCGATTGGACCGCGGAGCTTGGGGCGGTGACCGGCGATGCGCTCACCGGCGACCTGACGGTTGACTGCGCCTCTCCCGATCTCTCGATCACCAACCTCAACCTGACCGGCTCAGCGCTGGCCTTCAACGCAACGGCGGAGGTCGCCGCGAAATACCTGCTGACGGCGCGGGCCGGATTTTCGCCGTCCGGCCGGCGGGCATCGAAGCAACTCGAACTGGTGGTCGGCCTGCCGCCTGCGGTCGAGCCGATCACCCTCGATGAGGGGCGGCAGCATCTGCGGCTCGACACCGGTGGCGATCCGCCGTCGCACCCAGACGATCCCCTGGTGCTGGGCTGGATCACCGCTGCGCGGGAATACGTCGAGCAGGAAACCGGGCTGACGCTGGTCACGGCGAGCAAGACGGACTACCGCGACACGTGGCAGGGGTCTTCCTCGCGGCACCGTACCAGCCTGGAGACTGGCTTTCATCCGATTGGCTCGCCGCTGTGGTGGGGGCTTTCAACCGGCCTGCCGTCGTTCCTCCTCGTGCACGCGCCGGTGATATCGGTCGAGGCGATCCGCTACCTCGACGCGGACGGCACACAGCAGGTGCTGGCGTCTGATCAGTATCGGCTGGCGCCGGATGGCGCGCTGATGCGGATCGAGCAGGCGATCGGCGTCGCTTGGCCGCCGGTCTACTTCGGCGCGCATGGGGTCGTGCAGATCGACTACACCGCGGGCTTTGCCGACCCTATCCCGGAGGCGTTGCGGACGGCGATCAAGCTCATGCTCGGCGTCTACTATGAAAACCGGGGGGTGCTGGATCGGGCCGAGGTCGTGCCGCAGGGCGTCTGCGCGCTGCTCGACAAGTATCGGATCATGTGATGGAGCCGCAATTCCCGAGGCCGCTCCCCGGCTTCGATATTCCGCCCCTGGTTCCGCAGTCAATTCCGCCGCGCAATATCCCCCCCTACTGGGAGCGCAAGCACTTCCTGTCGTTCCTGATCGACCACTTCGACTGGAAGTTGGGGGCCGAGATCGGCGTCGCTGACGGCGGCACCTCGGCCCATCTGCTCAGCAAGCATCCGGAACTGCACATGATCGGGGTGGATGCGCGGCGGGTGTTCTTCGACCACGCCGGCCCGGACGACTTCATCTCCTGGGACCACGACGCGCTGCGCCAGTTGGCCGAGTTCAACCTCGCGCCGTTCAAAGACCGCTGGGCGATGTTCGAGACGCTGAGCGTCGAGGCCGCCGAGAGGGTGCCGGACGCCAGCCTGGACTTTGTCTTCATCGACGCCGACCACAGCGAGGGGGCCTGCCGCGCCGATATCATCGCGTGGCTGCCGAAGGTGCGCGCGCGCGGGTGGCTCCTTGGTCACGACATCAACTGGAAGGGCGTTCGCGCCGCTGTCGATGACCTCTACCCAGGTTACCACATCGGTCCGGACGTGGTGTGGTTTCGCCCGGTGCATCCAGTCGTCAACTGGTGGTGGTGGCTCTATGTCTGACGACGAGAGGCCGAAGCCGAAGGCTGGCGACCGGGTGATGTTCCGCTCCGCGAACGGCGAGGACTGCTATGGCGAGATTGCAGCGATCACGCCTGCCGGCGTGGCGACGCTCGCGCTCGACAACGGCATGCGGGTGTCAGGCGTGGAGGAAAGCGATGCCCCTGATAACGCTCTCTACCTCTCCACTTGGCGGGTGGTGGAGCGCCTGGGAGCGCCGGTGGGCGGCAGCGAAGAGCCAGGGATATGGCTCGATGCCTTCTGTGCCGGGCTGGTGGTGACGCTGGTGGACGCCGCCGATGGGCACTTTCCCATGACCCGTGCAGGGCTGCCGCTGGCGCTTGAATCGTTCCGCCGTGGCGTCGGGTTGGTCTTGGACCTGAAGGACTGAGATGGCCCTCCTCCCAGGTCCCAGCATCGGCAGGCTGCGCGACCGTATCCGGGTCGATAAGCGGGTTGCGACCGCCGACGATATGGGCGGCTCGTCGGACACGTGGCAGCCCTACGTGACCATCTGGGCCGAGGTGACACCGGTGCTGGGTGGTCCTGGAGAACAGGTGGAGGGCGGCGGGCTGGCGGCGATCTCCACCTACCACTTCATCGTGCGCCGGCGCGCGGACCTGTCCGAGGTGCAGCGGATCGTCTGGCCGATTGACCCGAACACCGGGGCCGACATCCCGGCCTCGCTCTCGTTCAACGTGCGTGGGGTGAACCTGCCGACCAGCGGTGACCTCTACATGACCATCGATGCCGAGGCGGGGGTGGCCGTATGAGCGTGATCGAGGGGCATTCGCGCGTGACGCTGGACCGGCGGGTCAATGCCCTCCTGAACCGTCTGCCAGCGGCGGCGACGGAGCAACTGAAGGGAGCCATCGCCTCCTCGGGGAACGACCTCTACGACGCGATGATGAGCCGGGTGCCGCGCCGCACGGGGCGGCTAGCGAAAGCCATAGGGCTCAAGTTCGACAAGAACGGGCTGGTGGCTCAAGTGGGCTTCTCCAGCCGCGAGTTCCCACGGCAGTGGAAAGCGGGTGGGCGCTTTGCCCACCTGATCGAGTTCGGCACCAAGGGGACCGCCGGTGGTGGCAGGACCAGCAAGCGAACCGGCAAGCCCTTGCGCGCGCACGCAGCGACGCCAGCGCAGCCGTTCATCTTTCCGGCGCTGATCGAGAAGGGGCCTGAAATCATCGAACTGCATAAGGATGCGGTGGAGGGCGCGCTTGAGATCGCCTCGCGTGGCCTCGCGTGAGCGTCACCCTCGATGCTGGTGCGGCGGTCCAGCAGGCCGTTTTCCAGGCTCTCACTGCCGCCCCGCCAATCGGTGCCGGGGTCTTCGACCGGGTGCCCGAGAATGCCGCCTACCCGCAGATCGAAATCACCGGCTCGACACAGCGCGACTGGTCGCACGCGGTGGTGCGCGGCGAACAGATCACCGTCGAGATTCACATCTGGAGCCGCTATAACGGCTTCATGGAGGCGCGGGCGCTGATGGCCGAGGTGCGCCGGCGGTTAGACCTTCAACCTCTGGTGCTGCCGGTCGATGGTATGAACTTGGTCGACATGATGTATACGACTGCCGATCTGATGATGGATGTTGACACTATGACCCGGCATGGAATTCTGCGGTTCAACGCAACAGTCACGGTGCCGTAGCATGTGGGTTGAGACGACAGCGCTCTGCTCGTGGATCATGGAGAACCGGCGCGCCTTCTATTACGTCAAGGGAAGCTTCGTCGATCTGCCCATAGACTGGGCGGCGAAGTTCATCTCCGAGGGCACTGCCATCGTCGCCAAGGACCCGGAGGAGCCTGCGTTCGCCGACCCCTACATCCCGCCCTCGCTCGGCAACGAGATGCTGACCGTCGCCTGCGTTTTCAAAAGCGGCGGCAAATATGACGAGGCCGACTACGTCGGGAAGCTGGCGCGGGCAGTGGGCCGCCACCTGACGGTGCCGCACCGGTTCATCTGCCTGACCGATGCCAAGCGCATGCTCACCGCCGACGTGGATGTGGTGCCGCTGGAGAAGAACTGGCCAGGATACTGGTCGAAGATCGAGGTCTACCGACCCGGCCTGTTTAAGGGGCCGCTGCTCTATCTTGACCTCGACACGGTGATTTCCGGCAGCATCGACGGACTGGTGGCGGTAGACGCGCCGCTGGCGATAGCCTGGGACATGATGCGCAACTGGGTCAACTCGTCGCTGGTGTTCACGCGCGTCGATCTGTCCTGCGTGTGGGACGCGATGGTCGGGGACTCTGCCGACATCATTGCTCGCTACGACAGCGGCAACGGTCCCTACCATGGCGACCAGGGGCTCTTGCAGGACACGCTGACAAAGAAGCGCATCCCCTGGCGCTGGATGCAATCGATCCGCCCGCACGAAATCATCTGGATGCCGCCGGGCCTGCGGGGGAACAAGCCGCCGGCGGAAACAAAAGTCGAGATGTGGTATGGAGACCCGAAGCAGCCGGATGTCGGCGGCAAGTGGCTTGGCGAGCACTGGACGTAACCGCGAGCGTGCGGCCTCGCGCTCTCTAGTTGGGGACAAAAACAATGGCTGCTCCGACGACTCCCGCCACCTTCACCACCGCCTACCGGGGGCGCGATGCGCTTCTGAAAGTGTCGGCTGACGGCGGCTCGACCTACACGCTGGTCGGCGGCTGCCGCACCACGAACGTCACCTACAACAACAATCCGGTGGATATCAGCAACGCGCTATCGCAAGGCTACACCGAGTTCATGCCGGACGCCGGCAATAAGGAACTGCAAGTTTCGCTCGACGGCATCATCACCAACGATGCCATGCAGATCATTTTGGAAACGTCGGCGCGCGATCGGACGCTGCTCGCCTACCGCATCAACTACAGCGGTGCCGGCCTGTTCACCGGCTTCTTCGCCATCTCCACATTTACGATCAACGGCGTCTTCAATCAGGCCCAGACCTTCACCGCCGCACTCGTCTCAAGCGGGCAGATCGTCTACACGCCGGGCTAATGGGTGACCGATGGCCAATCCGAATAAGTTCCGCAGGGAAACCGACCTTGTGCTGAACGGCCATACCTATTCGTGCCGTCCGACGATGGACAAGTTGGCGCGGATCGAATCCCGGTTCGGCGCAGCGTTGCCGCTATTGCGCCGGGTCGGCGATGGGGGCGCTACGCAGGCCGAACTAACCGCCATCGTGCAAATCATGTTGCGAGGGGTACACAATGCCCCGCGCGATGCCGATGTCGCGCCGCTTATTTTCGACCAAGGCGCGATTACTGTTGCCGGCAACATCGTGGATTTCATCGCGAGTGGGATAACCAGCGATGCGCCGCCGAAGGAAGAAGGCGAAGGGGAGCGCGAGGCGGAGGGAAACCCGTAGAGCCGAAGCCGCTGCCCTACGCTCGGCTGATGCAACAAGGGCTTGGATGGCTTCGGTGGAGCACGGATCAGTTTTGGAATGCGACACTGCAAGAGCTTCATGCTGGCGTTATCGGCTTCGCCGAGTCGCGCGGCGCGAAGACGGACAGCCCACCGTCTGAGGAAGAGGAAGTCTACGACCGGCTCCTCCGTCTGGTTAAGGAAGAGCAAGAGCGCGAAGACGAGGAAGCGAGAAGGGCAGCGGCATGAGCGGAACAGTCGAGGCCGGCAAGCTGCTCATTCAGGTCGAAGCCAGCACCGAGAACCTAAAGCGTCAGCTTGACGCAGCCCTCGCCGCCGTCGCTGGAGCTGCGCAGGGCATGACTAATTCGGTCGATAAGGTCAATAATTCCTTTGAGGGTCTGGGCAAGGTAGTCGAAGCAACCCTTTCCACCTTTGGGAAGCTGGCGTCTGGCATTTCCCCTGCGGCTGGTTCGATGATCGGTATGGTCGCGGCCGGAACTAGCGTCGGTGTCATGTTTGAAAAGCTGACCGAAAAGGCCGGCGAGTACATTGCGGAAGTCATCAGGATTGGTGATCAGCACGAGCAGTTCATCGCGCAACTGACTGCCCTTACAGGCTCGGCGGAGCAGGCTGAGGCGTCCTTCTCGGCTCTTGAGCAAATGACGGCGAAGACCGGCATAGCCGCCAGCGGTGCCGTCGATATGTATAAGCGGCTGACGGTCGCGGCGCAGGAAACCGGCCTGACGAACACGCAAGTCTTGCAAATGATCAAGACGGTCCAAGACGCCGGCATCGTCAGCGGCGCTTCCATGAGCCAGATGGCGTCGGTGGTCGATCGGATTTCCATTTCATTGACTACCGGGACCGTCAACGCGCGCCTGTTCCGCACGATCGTCAGCGACATGCCGGAACTGGCGAAGGACATCGCGGACGGCCTGCACATGAGCGTGGCCGAGATGATGGAGCTTGTGAAGCAGGGGAAGCTGTCAACCGATCAATGGGCTGTCGGGACGCTCGAAGCCACCGAAAAGGTGGACGCCAAACTTGCGGGAATGCCTGTCAGTTTAAGCCGCGCCTGGGGAGAGCTTGGCGGCGCGATGGATCAGTTGATTGTCGGAATCAACACGGCGATCGGTCTGACATCAAAACTATCGTTCCTTGTTCAAGCCGCCGCCGCTGGGGTGAGAAACCTGCTCGGCAATCTGCGCCTGGGTGACGAGCTCACGAACATCAACAGTGAAGTGAAGGCCGCTGGCGAGCAGGTCGCGGGTTTGGAAAAAACTTTAGCAAGGCTGAAATCGTGGAATTATGCTGGTATCACGACCTATGAAATCGGTCAGACTCAAAAACAACTTGATGCCGCCAAGGTAAGGGTGCAGGCGGCACTTGAGGCGCAGAAAGCGATTCAAGACAAAGCTAACGGTGCGTTGGCTGAGGGCGACTTGGAGAGGCACGATACAGCCATCGCTCTTGCGAAAGATCGCGAGCAAAAGATCACCGACACAGTGATCGAGCACAACGACAAGCAAGTAGCGTTGATGAATAAATATAACAAGGACATGGCCGACATCCGGAAACAGATGACGATCAGTCCCGAGGCCGGCGGCCTGGAGTTCTCGACCGGCATGGAACTATTGAAGAACCGCACGAAGGAATTTGACGACGCGTTAGCGCACCTAAACGAGACGCACGATAAAAATTCGAAGGCCGCCGAGAACGCGGCCAAAAAGATGCAGGATGTGGTCGATGCCACTGGCCGGGCCAGGGATGCGGCCGTGGCGTTGATGTTGGAACATCAGAAAGGCAAGCAAGCGATCGAAGATGTCAACACTCAGACCGACATCAACAATGAATTGGTGAAGGCCGGCATTCCGCTGAACACGCAATTGGTCGGCGTGATGAAACAGAAGGCCGACCAGATCACAGCAAATGTGAAGGCCACGCACGCTGCCAACGACGAGACGAAGGCGATGACCGAAGCGGAGAAGCAGTTTGCCGACCAACAGAAGAAGACTCAAGAAGCCAACAAGCAGATGTTTGACGAACTTGAGCGCATTTCGGAGAGCTATGCCAAGGACATATCGACCACGCTCGTCAATCAGCTTATTGATCCGCAGAAGGGCCAAACCATCCTGACGTGGTTCAAGGACCTGTTCAAAAAGATCGCGGCGCAGGCGCTTGAAACAAGCATCATCCTGCCGGTCACTCGGATGGTCGTGGGCGATCTCGCGAGCGCG